TCGAAGATACCAGGCTTGGACGCACTTTCTACTAAAGTGGTTACAGGTCGAAAAGGAATTACATCTACAATTAAATTTGACATTACAGTACCTTACCGTCTAATGTGAATGCTCTCTGTTTAGTTTCTTTTTCGTTTACTTGTTGGGTGTAGTCTAAAGAGGCATACTTAACCTGTGCATCTTCTGCATCACCGGAGGACTTAAATGGTCCAATGTAGTCGCCTTTCCCGTTAATTACTACAAACCATTGTCTGGTATCTGGGTTCATATAGACTCCTTTAGTAGTCTTCATGTCTCCTCCTACCTTTAACGGACCAGGATGTACTTTAGTACCCTCTTGTACTGCGTCTTTTTCGTCTAAACGTCCGTAATCCCCTCTTTTCATTTTAGCAGTGAAGGCTGGGTCGTGTTGTTTACCTTGCTTGCCGGCAAATGGGTTAACATAGAAATCAAAAGAAATATAAAGAATACCGTCTCTTATGTCTATGCTTACGTTTTTTAAAGTATTGATAAAATACGCTCTTAATCCGCCTGTAAAGAATCTTTTCGGATTACCGATAGTTTTGTCTCGTAACTCTTCGACATCCATATTACCGGGAGTTACTACTATCTCGGCTTGTGCTAGTTCGGCATCTTCTTGGTGGGAAAGTTCTACGTCAACTTTCTGTACGGTAGGGTCAACTTTTTTAATTTCGTCGGCTACTTGAGGCTCGTACTTAGAGAGATCTACGACGCCTCTTATTGCTTCGTTAACTTTTTTTTTATCTTCAGTAAGAACTTTAACAATAAGTTTTTTAAAGGTCTCTTTTAATTGACTCTTTTTTTCCTGTAATGCTTCTATTTCCTCTTCAGATACTGTGTCTTGATCTTCTATAAAAGTAAGTTCATTAGATATATAAGTAATAAGATCTTCTTTAGCGTGTTCAATCATACCAGGTTCGGTCATAGGTCCGGCCTTCCAGTCATCCCATGCCTTTTGAATTAACTTTATTCCTCTGTCAAGATCGGCGCTCATTAGTTCTACATATCCGCCATTACCGTAATCATCTTCTTTTACTACTTTACCGCCTTTGCTTTTAGGACGTCTGCCTTCACTAAGGTTTGCTTTTGTCATACCGTTATCTTTATCTACGGCATTCTTTTCTTCTGCTGGCTTCATTACGTCTTTTCTTTTCTTCTGGATTCTAGTAGGTTCGTCGGCTAATATATTGAGGTAAAATTGAGGATTTTTTTCTAAGTTAGCTATCACTTTTTCTTTGGCTTTTTCGTAATCTTTTTCGGCAAAGTCTCTACGGACAGTATTAAAGCCTTTTTTCTCTAATTCGTAATCAACTCCTCTTTCAACAGCTTCAATAGGAAACATATCTTGACTGTTAGCAGTATATTCGTGATCTGAGATCTTTTCTTCTTTGTACTTTTCAAGACCTTCGAATACCATTCCTTTATTCTTAAGAATAGCTACAGTATCATCGAATCCATTATACTGGGTGATATGATTAGGTAAAGCTAAACGGGCGTCTCTTACAAATTGTTTTTTGCTTAACTTGCCGTCTAGAACTGCGTTGTATTTTTCTGTAAGTGTTCTCATTGTAAGTAGTCGAATAGTTTAGTGTGTGATGGACGCTTAGGTCTCTCAGCTTTTTTGTATCCTAATTTTTTTGCGTATTTCGTTGCTTGATTATCTCTTTTATTTTTTGAGAAAGCATGTGGTGTAGCATACTGTGTACCTGTACCAGGAGTAAATGTTGCTCCAGTACCGGTTGTTGAGATTTCATCAAGCATTTCTTTTACTAATGATCTCAACTGGCTTTTTTTCATGCCTCTCTAATTTCTTTTATTAATTCATAGTATTGCATTAATAAAGCTAATGTATCATCATTAACTCTTTCTTTATTAGTAAGTAATGCAATGTTATCAGCTACCTCTTGTAATTTTATCTTTACTATATCATCAGTTACAGAAGGTACTAATTTACTAATTTCTTCATATACTTTTGTTAATTCACGATTAACAAACTCTCTTAGCTTATTTGTAGAATCAACAGAAGTAATAAACTCTTTTAGTATATTCTTTTGTTCCGGCAGTAAATTTTTATACTTATTATTAAACTTTTCTAAAAGAATCTTATATGTTAATAGCTTGAGATCTTTTTCATAAGTACCGTACTCTTCTATTAACGACTGTCTTACTTTATTCTCATCTTGTTGTAATTCCGTTAGATGCTCTAATATAGTAGTTTTATTATCAACAAATACTTGAGGGTTAACTAATTCAGAGTTATTTTGAGCTTCTAGTAGACAGTACAAAGCTGCATAAGCTTTATAATCTCTAATCTTAGAAGAAAAGAAATGACCTATGTCGTAGTTCTTTTTTATCTCTGAGATTAACTCGTACTTCTGATTTTTAAGAGAAGATTGATCAAGTTTACGAGATATTTCGGTTATAGTAGAAACGACGGTTTCGGCTTTTTCTCTACCAATTCCTTTGTTTTTTGAAATATATTCGTATAGTTTATATTCTTTAGCTAGAAAGCTTTTACCGGAATAAAACTTCTTTAATATCTTAATAGCCGGAGAGGGTCTATTCTCTAGAGTATCAGCAGCTATTTGCTTTATAAGAAGTTCGTAAATGAGCCCGGTGTTTCTAAATTTAGAATGCTTAATTTTCATAAGTAGATTATTTTGGCATTATATATAAATATAGTTAACTATCCAATTCCTTTATATTGCTTTCGTCAAGTAAAGTATCACTTTGAGCTTCTTTTTTCTCAAAGATAATCTTCTTCTTGCTTAAAGCAGAAAGGTCTTTAGATAATTGAGCATATGCCATTCTAGCTTTTAAATTATCTACTTCATTTACATTATCGTTATCACTTGGATAACCTCCATGCATGTCGTTTGTACCTAATCTATCACGTCCACCTAAGGGGTCTTCTTGTGTTCCAATAAAGGAAGCTTTCTCTTGCGGTCTTCCTACTGGGTTCTGTTCATCGTAACCTAGTGGTACTTTCGGTGATTCTGCCGCTCTTCTACCGTACATAGAGGCTAGATCGTGTGGGGTACCGTAACTTACTCCAGACTCTACTGGGTCGTTACCTTCGTTTTCTATTTGTGCTAATCTAAACTTACGTTTAGCATCTTCTCTAACTAAATCTCTCATTTGATTGTACTGATCTTCAGATAGATTAAATATATTTTCATATACATAATCTGTAGAGAATTGTTGAGAGTCTATCATATTTTGAGCCAGTTGCATCTTTTCTGATAGTAAAGCTACTTTTTCTTGTTCGAATATAATAGACGGATTAGTAAGACTTAACTCAAAATTAGTTAAAGACTCACCTGTAAACCCTTGGGCATATAAATGAACAAGTGCTATCTTGTTAAGTTCAGATTCTATTATCTTTTGTATTCTTTCTACCGTTCTAGCAAATCTTATATCCTCTGCTGCTAACGTAGCTTTCCCCTGTAAATCACCTTCATATCCGAAATATGCTTTAGGTACTTTTAAAGCTGCAAACATCTTAGCGAGTAGGTAGTCTACATCTTGAGTACCATCGTACTCTAATCCTTTAGTAGTTTCTATTTTAGTAGAACTATCACCATTTCTCACTGGAAGATAAAAATCCTCCATCATATTCTGGATGTTGAATCGTAGATTGTATTGTCCGGTTTGCTGGTCGACGTAAGGAGTTTTCTTCATTCCGTCGATGGTCTTCTGCATGAATTGTTCTACCTCGTTTGGCGGAATACCACCTACGTTAATATAGAACATTCTTTTTTCAGGAGCTCTCATTATACGATGTATTAACATCGCATCTTCCATCAAAGTTAACTGTTTAAATATTTTTCTTGCTGGTTCAATATAAGATCTACCGTAAGGTAGGTAGTTAGTATCAGATATTAAACGGAAGTGAGCAACCTCATAATTATCTAAATGTATAACTTTCTTGTTAGATTTAGGAATGTAATTAGGATCTAAAGAAGAAGCTAATCCGTCTGGATCGATTTGAAATGCTACCTTAGAAGGATTCTCTGGGTCTTGACCTTCCGTTCTTACCATATGGTAGACTGTATAGGGAAGAGCGTTAAAAACACCAAATTCTTCACTTACTTCAAGCTTTAAGAAAAAGTCTCCATACTTACACATGTTACGAGTCCATGACCATAAATTGAACTCAATATTAAGTATATCGTAAAATAAATTATAAAGTACTTTTTGTAACCTTTCGTCGGAAGACTTGATAGAAAGTACTTCTCCATGTTCATTCCTCAGAGTAGCTTCGTCTGCTAAAATATCTAAAGTAGAAGCTATAAGTGGATCTGTGTCCATAGCCTCATAGTCTGAGTAGAGCTGTATCCTTAACGTCTGGTAGTTAAGGTTGGGATTAAAAATATTCTTATTATTATAGATATAAAGACGGCTAAACCTATCAATGAGAGAGTTAGTTTCGTACTTACCAGTAGTTTGAATCTGGTTTATATCTGCAACTTTAAGTTGTTTTCCTCCAATGTTACGTACTACTACATCAGATGAGAACAGTTTTGAAAGTCTTGAAAATAGTGATTTATCTGCCATCTTTAGGGCTTTTGTTTATATATAAATATCGTTACTTAAGTATCCAGGAGATGTCTTCTTTTCCGTGGTTTGTCTCTATAGTATACGGATTATTTCTACGATTATCAACTGAGGTAATTACCGATGGGGTACGTTGATTGAGGTTGGTAAATGAAGATAATTGAGCTCTTGCCAGGTCTATACCCTGTTGTCTCAATCTTAATGCAGTATCTCGAATATACAGTCCAATAGCGAAGGCCATTACTACGTCATCGTTGTACCCATTTTGAGCTTGTGCCTTACCGTTCTTCCATATAAAGACTCTCATTTCATTTATAAGTCTTTTTGAACGAATAGTAACGGATCTTTCTCTTACATACTCCATCATTTTAGCTATAATAAGAGGACGAGTTTTATTGGAAGTCGTAAAGCCTGGGACTAGTTTATCTGTATCCCATTTATTCATATAAGACTCTACAGTTTCGTTTTGACTCCTGGTAGAGTAGTAAAGGTTACGGTATTCTCTTTCTAAAATTTGTTCTATAGTAGCCCATCCTATATTAGCATTTTCGACTACGAGTAAGGCGTCATTGTATTCAGATGCAGCTCCTACAACTACATTACCGAAATCTTTAGGAGATAATTTACCTTTGTATTCTGCTACCTGACAGGCACTTTCTATATCAAATATATGAAATGCTGAGTAGTCTTGACTGTCTCCTCTGGCGACATCAGCAACTACCATATAGTCTTTAGAGTAGTCAGGTGATTCCCATATCCACATATTTCCGTCAACACCTCTACGTTCCACAGGTTCTTGCATTTGAGTTTCTTCGTAATAAGTCATGTCTTCAGGTTCAAATACAGTATCCCCGGAAGATAGGAAGTCACAGTCACATTCCTGTGCTGCCATCCTTGGTCCTAAGTCTGCATCCTGCTGTTCACGCCAGCTTTCATTTCTTTCCGGGTGAACGGTCCAGGGAAGTTTTATAGGAAGAAAGCTGTTTTCTTTTGTTTGAGCTCTTGCCCATGTTTTATGAAACCAGTTACCCACACCGTTAGGA